ACAGAACAAACCGACGAACTTGCCGGTACTTCTTGTTTCAGTTCATCCACCGAAGCCGATATAATAGAAAGCGGAGTCAGCAACTCATGAGTGATATTGGTAAAGAACTGTAATTTAGCATGATTGATTTCCTCCATTTTCTGCCGTTCTATCTTCCCCATCTCTATGGCCTGTTTCATCCGGATACGGTTTCTGACAATCCGATAAGTATACCATGCCAATGAAACGAACAACAAGACATAAAGGCAATAAGCCCACCACGATAACCAAGGCGGCGGAAGAATAGTTATACGCAGACATTTCATATCCGGAGACCAGATTCCATTCTGATTGGCTCCCTTTACACAAAAAGTATAAGTACCTGCCGGAAGATTGTTATAATAGGCAAACCGACGTCCAGCCTCAACGGACAACCATTCCTTGTCATATCCCTCCAACCGATATAAATAACGGTTCAACTCAGGATTGATATAGTTCAATATTGAAAAATCAAGACTGAAATTATTCTCCCGGTATCCTAATACAATTTTATCAATAAAATCAATAGCTCTGTTTGCAGCAATCCCCTCTCTGACGGAAAGAGGATAGGTACGTACCGATACATTATGTACCTTTATATCTGTAATTACTACCGGAGAATAGGCAGTATCCTGAACTATTTTATCAGGATAAAAACTGTTCAATCCACGGAATCCTCCGAAGAAAAGTTTCCCATCCGCACCCTTGAAGCAAGAATTCCGGTTAAACATATGGTCTTGCAAACCATCATCTACCGTATAGGTATGTATTTTCGGTGCAGCACCGTCCAAAGGTATATCAATGTGATACATTTCCGCATTGGTAGTAAGCCATAAAGTATGCTCATCATCCTCCAGCATGCTGAAAACAACATCTCCATTCCGGAAATAATCATTCAAGACTGAAACAAAACGATCATTCTTCCGGTCATACAAATCGAGTCCGTTACCATTCGACCCCACCCATACTCTGTTGTATCCATCCACACAAACACTCATCGCCCCGACAGTGGATAATGTACCATCCGAAGGCGTATAAAACTTAACCTTATATGTTTCTCCGGATGTATCTATCCGCCATACCCCTTCATTACTAGTCGCTATCCAGATAAAGCCATCTTGATCTTCCGCCATTTTGAAAATAGAAATTTGGGGCAATGCCTGATTTGTCAAAGTCACCAGTTCATTCAAAGAATGAAGTCTTGATTCCGTATCCAAGATAAACACTCCCGAACGTGTCCCCAACCACAGATTCCCTTTCGAATCTTCCAACAAAGAATAAATACAAATATCACTCAGCTCCGGATTGGTAACGGTATTTATCACGTGTGCTTTCCCGGCTTTGACATTATAGAACCACACTCCATCATCCCAAGTGGCAAAACACAATTCATTTGTCCTTTTACGATAAATAATATCATTGACCGTCGATGTATATCCCATATTCTTCAATACAGGATGAGAGCGGTAAGGAACAATGGTATGCTGTTTCATATCATAAAATACCAGACCGAATCCCATGATTCCCATCCACAGATTCCCATTATCCTCCTGATAGACACTGCGGACAGAGCTGGTAGGGCAATGCTCACGCAAAGCCTCCAAAGAATCATAATTAAACCGGAACTTATTTGTATTTACAGTACAAACACCTCCTCCCAACATACCCAGCCACATCAGCCCGTCTTTACTGCACAACAGAGAGTTCACCTCATTAAAAGGTAAATCTCCTTGAAGGTTGCCCGGAACAATATTGGTAAAATTCCCGTCTCCCGATTCATCTTCCAAAATACTGACCCCACTGCGTGAACCGATCCAGAGCTTCCCGGAATTTTTATCCTGAGCAATGGCGTAGATAATATTATCCAACAGAGAATGAGAATTTCCCTTGATGTTCCGGAATGTTTTAAATGAGAAATGTTCCGAATCATACGGATTAATGAGTTTCACCAGTCCATACCGCCAGGTACCGATCCAAATATTCCCGGCTTCATCCTGAAATATGACATGCGCCGAATTACCAGGGTTAATCCCGTCGTAAGTATAATACAATTCCTTTTGAGGACTATAACGCAGCAGCCCCTGTTCCCAAGTACCAATCCATATTTGACCTTTCCGGTCTTCGACAACAGACTTTATATCCATGTTTTTTTCACAATCGAAAGTACGGCTGCCGGCTTTTCTGCGAAACAATCCCTTGTTGCTTCCCACCCATAAATCTCCGTTACTTGCATAAAGGATACTTTCTACATTGCTTACCTGTAACAAAGGACTGATTATTTTCTCTATCTCATCCGTTTCTTTATGCAACACGTATAATCCATTGTGCGTACCTATCCACAAATTATTCTCCTTGTCTTCGGCCACCATATTCACAAAACTATCAATGGAACGTCCATGATTCACTCCATCGGGTTTATATACAACAATAGAATAACCATCGTAACGCAAGAGACCATTGTAGGTCGAAATCCATATATACCCCTGGCTATCCTGAAATAACTTCCTGACTTCATTGGTAGGGAAGTTCACCGAAGTGGAAATGGATTTAAAATGATAAGTATTCACCTTATTATCAGCCCAAAGCAAAACAGGAAAAACAAAAAGATATATTACTCCAAGAATATATTCGCAGTTACGGTGTGCCAAGTGCATAGATTCAACTTTAAGATTTGATGCAATATTCGCAAAAAAAAGCATTTTAAGCAAATATTCCATAAGATTTGTTCTAAATTTCCCCCATTTGCATACATAAGAAACTAAAATTATACCTCCAGAAACACTTA